TCGCAGCGGATCCTGGACGATGTGGCCTTCGACGTCGAAGGCTGGCTGGCTGAAAAGATCGCCACCCGCTTTATCCGGGCGGAATCTGCGGCTTTCGTCAGTGGCGACGGGGTGGACAAGCCGAGGGGGTTCCTGCTGCCAACCAAGGTCCCAAACGCGTCCTGGACTTGGGGATCGCTGGGCTATGTGGCCACGGGCGTGGCGGCGGACTTTGCCGCGATCAATGCCTTTGATCGCATCGTGGATCTGATCTATTCGCTGGGCGCACCCTACCGCGCCAACGCGACCTTCGTGATGAACTCGCGGACTGCCGGGGCGGTTCGCAAGATGAAGGATGCCGATGGCCGCTTCATGTGGTCGGACGGCGTGGCGGCGGCGGAGCCTGCGCGGTTGATGGGGTATGCGGTGTTGATCTGCGAAGACATGCCCGATATTGCGGCCAACGCCTTTGCCATCGCGTTCGGGGATTTCAATGCCGGCTACACGATTGCCGAGCGTCCCGACCTGCGCGTGCTGCGTGACCCGTTCAGCGCCAAGCCGCATGTGCTGTTTTATGCGACCAAGCGGGTGGGTGGCGACGTTTCCGACTTTGCGGCGATCAAGCTGCTGAGATTCGCGGTGTCCTGACCGGCACCGTGAAGGTCTGACCCTCGGGTCGGGCCAATGGGCGCGCGCCGGTTTTCCGTGCCGTCTAGCAGCTCCCCCCTCCGTCCGAGCGGTGCGGGGCGCGCGTCCAGTTTGTTTCAGGGGCAGGTTTGGAGTTCGGACATGATGCTGATCGAGCAGACGACAGTGCCGGGGGCGGCGCTGCCGGTGCAAGGGTTGAAGGACCATCTGCGGCTGGGAACCGGGTTCACCGATGACGGGATGCAGGATGCGCTGATCGAGACCTATCTGCGGGCCGCGATGGCGGCCATCGAGGGGCGGATCGGCAAGGCGCTGATCGCGCGGCGGTTTCTGCTGACGTTGCAGGACTGGCGCGATCAGGCCGAACAGGCGCTGCCGGTGGCACCGGTGTCGGCGGTGGTTTCGGTGACGCTGGTGAACGGGGCAGGCGTGCCCGGTGTTGTTGCGGCCAGCCGCTATCGGCTGGTGCCGGACATGCACCGGCCGAAGCTGGCGGCGGCCGGCATCCTGCTGCCGAGCGTGCCGGCCGAGGGGCGCATCGAGGTGGTGTTCGACGCAGGGTTTGGCACCGCCTGGGCGCAGGTGCCTGCCGATCTGGCACAGGCGGTGCTGCTGCTGGCGGCGCAGTTTTACGAGCGCCGGCTTGATGGCGGGGCGGTGACGGGATTGCCGTTTGCCGTGCAGGCGCTGATCGAACGCTGGCGGACGGTGCGGATTCTGGGTGGGGGCGGGGCATGAAGGCGGTGCATCTGACCCGGGCGCTGATGCTGGAGGACCCGGTCGAGGTGGCGGATGGCGCGGGGGGGCTGGTGTTGAGCTGGGTGCCCTTGGGTCGCGTCTGGGCCGAGGTGGTGCCGGCGACGGGGCGCGAGGCGCCGGGGGAGGAGATCAACCTTGCCACGGTCGGCTACCGGATCTCAGTGCGCGGCGCGGTGGTGGGAGCGCCGTCGCGGCCAAAGCCCGAACAGCGGTTTCGCGACGGGTTGCGGCTGTTCACCATTCTCGCGGTCACCGAGCGCGATGCGGGCGGACAGTATCTGACCTGCTTCGCGCGAGAGGAGGTTCCGGCATGAGCTATGCGGCAGCAGCGGCGTTGCAGACGGCGGTCTATCAGGCGTTGACGGCGGCCCCGTCTTTGGCGGGGGTGCAGGTGCTGGACGCGCAGGCACCGGGCAGCGGGAGCGGAACATTCGTTCTTATTGGCCCAGAGGTTGTGAATGATCGTTCGGATAAAACGGGAGCGGGTGCCGATCATCTGATCAGCATCGCCGTGATCAGCGATTCCGCCGGGTTTCTGGCGGCGAAAACGGTGGCCGTCGCGGTGTCGGACGCTTTGGTGGGGGCCGATCTGACGCTGGGCGCCGGGCGGCTGGTTTACCTGGCCTTTCTGCGTGCCGAGGCGCGCAGGCTGGGCGAGGGCAGCCGCCGACGGATCGACATGACCTTTCGGGCGCGGATCGAGGTCTAGCACTATCAAACATTTTTGGCCGTAGGTTTGTGGATAACCGCCGGTCTTCTTGACAGAAACGGAGAACGAGATGGCTGTTCAAAGCGGCAAGGACCTGTTGGTCAAAGTGGACATGATTGGTGACGGATCGTTCACAACGGTGGCCGGACTGCGGGCGACGCGGCTTAGTTTCAACGCGGAAACCGTGGATGTCACCAGTTTGGAAAGCACCGGCGGCTGGCGGGAGTTGCTGGCTGGGGCAGGGGTGAAAACCGCGTCGATCTCGGGGTCGGGCGTGTTTCGCGATGCGAACACCGACGAGCGGGCACGGCAGATTTTCTTTGACGCGCTGATGCCCGAGTTTCAGGTGATCATTCCCGGTTTCGGCGTGGTCGAGGGACCGTTCCAGATCACCTCGATCGAATACGCGGGCAATCACAACGGCGAGGCGACGTATGAGCTGTCGCTGGCATCTGCCGGGGCTTTGACCTTTACGGCTCTGTGATGGCGAATCCTTGGGCGGGGGAGGTGGCGCTGTGGCTCGACGGGCAGCGGCATGTGGCCAAGCTGACACTGGGGGCGCTGGCCGAACTGGAGGCGGCGCTGGAGGTGGGGTCGCTGATGGAGTTGGTCGAGCGGTTCGAGAGCCAGCGGTTTTCGACGCGCGATGTGCTGGCGCTGATCGTGGCGGGGCTGCGCGGCGGCGGGTGGCGGGGCACGGCTGCGGATCTGCGGACGGTCGAAATCGGCGGTGGTCCGATCGAGGCGGCGCGGGTGGCGGCGGAACTGCTGGCGCGGGCCTTTGCGGTTCCGGGCGAGGGCTGAGGTGGATTGGCCGGGTCTGATGAGGGCGGCGCTTCATGGTCTGGGGCTTGCGCCCGAGACGTTCTGGCGCCTGACGCCGGTGGAGTTGAAAATCATGCTGGGGGGGCAGGCAGGCCCCGCCGCCCTGACGCGGGCGCGGCTGGACGAACTGGCGGCGGCATATCCGGATGTGAGATCGGGGAAAAGCGATGGCTGAGATGGAAGACCTGCAAGACCAGATCGCGGCGCTGGAGGCCACCTTGGGCGGCACGACCAGCATGGTGGGAGCGTTCGAGGGCGAGTTGGCGCGGATGCGCGACAGCCTGGTGTTCACCGGGCGCGAGGTGAACGTGCTGTCGAACGGCCTGTCCGGGGGCCTGCGGCGGGCGTTTGACGGCGTGGTGTTCGACGGGCTGAAATTGTCGGAGGCGCTGAAGGGTCTGGGGCGGTCGCTTGTCGATACCGTCTATGGGATCGCGATGAAGCCGATCCAGAATGCGGTGGGTGGGTTTCTGGCAGGCGGGCTGAACAGCCTGCTGAGCGGGATGATGCCGTTTGCGGCGGGCGGGGCGTTTTCGCAAGGCCGCGTGATGCCGTTTGCCAAGGGCGGGGTGGTGGCGCAGGCCACGGCCTTTCCGATGCGGGGCGGCACCGGGCTGATGGGCGAGGCGGGGCCGGAGGCGATCATGCCGCTGGCGCGCGGGGCGGACGGCAGGCTGGGCGTGCAGGCCGGCGGGGGCCGCGCGGTGACGGTGGTGATGAACATTCAGACGCCGGATGTGGCGGGGTTCCAGCGCAGCCAGAGCCAGATCGCGGCACAGGCGATGCGGGCGATGAGCCGCGGGCAGCGAAACAGATAGGGGCGGACGATGAGCTTTCACGAGATCAGATTTCCCGCCAACCTGAGCTTTGGCTCGTTGGGTGGGCCCGAGCGGCGGACCGAAGTGGTGACGCTGGCCAACGGGTTTGAGGAACGCAACACGCCCTGGGCCCATTCGCGCCGGCGCTATGACGCGGGGCTGGGGCTGCGGTCGCTGGACGATGTCGAGATGCTTATCGCGTTCTTCGAGGCGCGGCGCGGGCAGTTGCACGGCTTTCGTTGGAAGGACTGGTCGGATTACCGGACCTGCCGCCCGTCACAGGTGATGACGCCGTTCGACCAGAGCCTGGGGCGCGGCGACGGGGTGAGCGTAGTGTTTCCGCTGCGAAAGACCTACCGCTCGGGCGAGGAAAGCTATGACCGGCCAGTGGTAAAGCCGGTGGCGGCCACGGTGCAGGTGGCGATTGCAGGCGACCTGAAGGTCGACACTGTGGAATATTCGGTTGATCCTGTGACGGGTCTGGTGACGTTTGCGACCCCGCCGGATATCGGGGCGCTGATCACGGCAGGGTTCGAATTCGATGTGCCGGTGCGGTTTGACACCGACCGGATACAGACTTCGGTCGGGTCGTTTCAGGCGGGCGAGGTGCCGAGCGTGCCGGTGATCGAGGTGCGGCTGTGAGCGGGTTTTATGACCACCTGTCGCTTGGGGTGACGCATGTCTGCCGGGCATGGTCGGTGCGGCGACGCGATGGGACGACCTACGGGTTCACTGACCATGATCAGGATGTGGCGTTCGAGGGCATCGCCTTTCGGGCCAGCTCGGGCATGACGGCGCGGGCGCTGCAGCAGACGACGGGCCTTTCGGTCGACAACTCCGAGGCGATGGGCGCGCTGAGTGCGGCGGCGATCACCGAGGCGGATCTGCTGGCGGGGCGGTTCGACGGGGCCGAGGTGCGGTCCTGGCTGGTGAACTGGCAAGACGTGACGCAGCGGGCGGAGCAGTTTCGCGGCACCTTTGGCGAAATCGTGCGGTCGGCGGGGTCGTTTCGGGCCGAGTTGCGCGGGCTGACCGAGACACTCAACCAGCCACAGGGGCGGGTGTATCATCGGGCCTGTGGCGCGATTCTTGGCGACGGGCAATGCCGGGTGAACCTGTCGCTGCCGGCCTTCTCGACCGAGCAGGCGGTGGTGGCTGCCGAGGGGTCCGTTCATATCCGGCTGCCGGAGCTTTCGGGGGTTGCGCCCCGATGGTTTGATCGTGGGCGGCTTGTGGTGCTGTCGGGGGTGGCTGCGGGTCTGGTCGGGGTGATCAAGGCCGACCGGAACGCGGACGGGCAGCGGGCGGTCGAGTTGTGGCAGGGGCTGGGGATCACGCCCGCGGTCGGCGATCTGGTGCGGCTGGAGGCGGGCTGCGACAGGACGGCGGAGACGTGCCGGACGAAATTCGGCAACTTCCTCAATTTCAGGGGATTTCCGCATATTCCGGGCGATGACTGGCTGGCGTCCTATCCGGTTTCCACAAGCCGGAACGATGGCGGGAGCCTGCGCGGATGAGCAACATCGTCATCGCCGCGCAGGGGTGGATCGGCACGCCCTATCGGCATCAGGCGTCGGTCAAAGGTGCCGGAGCCGATTGTCTGGGCCTGCTGCGTGGCGTCTGGCGCGAGGTTCTGGGTGCCGAACCGGAGGCTGTTCCCGCCTATACGCAGGATTGGTCCGAGCCTTCGGGGCGCGAAGAGTTGCTGGCGGCGGCGGTGCGGTGGCTGCGGGAGAAACCGCTGGCCCACGCCGCCGCCGGAGATGTGCTGCTGTTTCGGATGCGGTCCGGGTCGGTGGCCAAACATCTGGGCATTGCGGCCGAAATCGGGCCCCATGCCAGTTTCATTCATGCCTATTCCGGGCACGGGGTGGTAGAAACCGCCCTGTCCGCCCCATGGGCCCGTCGCGTTGTGGCGCGGTTCACCTTTCCGACAGGAGCCTGA